CCACGGTTCATTCATTTGACATGCGTCCCTGTGTGTCATTGATTTATTTCTACAACAGGGCTTGATTCTCAGAGTTTGGGATTCATGAAGTCACCAGATCGTGAGTGAGTAGTTTGTCATTTGCGGTCGTGCACGGACACCGCATTTTATGAGCGTTGATACACTCTTTTCCATTACGTGTATTCTTTTCTCATTGGACAATTGCGGTTGTGCACGGACACCGCAGTTTTCTGTTCACGCATGGAGTCACTTCGTGACTTAATAATTCCATGGTGATCGAGCATCGATACACGATCTTGGCATCTTTTGATGAATTGTTTCTCAGCTTTGCTGATGAGAGTAAGGGTACGAGCCACTGTACCTAGAACAAACAAGTTATGGCAGTTTGGAGCACTCTACGCTCCGCTTATTTGTTATTTGTAATTTTTTAATTCATTTGTGCTTCAGCAAGACACCATTGCTGGAGCTATATAATTCCTATTGCATCTTCATTCTAGTAAACCATCTTGATCAACGTCATGTACTTTGCCTATATTGTACATTACGTTAAGCATACGGTTGAAAGGATAAGTTGCGTGTGTGTGTGTCTCTTGAGATTCAATCTCAACGTGATGCAGTCGTAGGTGTAGCTTATAGGTTCTCTGTTGATTGGCATAGATTCAGCATCTTGTTGTTGTTCAAGTGCTGCCGTATGGGCGGCAGGCTCTTGATCATCATGCGATGTTGGGGTTGAGCTGGTTAGCAGAGTGAGCTAATATTTATATTTTAAAATAAATAAAAATTAGAATTGTAGCACACATAGTCAGTCTTTGTCACATTTAAAAAACAAAATAAACATCAGTCAGCCTTGGAGCTGTTTTCCAAGAAGTTTTCTTACATATCGTTTTGTTTGTTATGTTGTTAGGCTATGTGGAGTCTACGAGTGCCTTAAAAGGAGCGGTGGATGGACCAGAATTTATTCTGGAACCCGGATGCTAACACCAGGTATGATAGAGCAAAAGTAGGCGCTAGGGACAGAAATTTCCCGAATCACTTCTATAGTGAGGACTACCGCTTTTGAAGAATCAGACTTTGAGCCTGCTCAGTTTGTTTCGCTTGGGTGATGTTAGGACCGAAAGGAGCCTGTGATCCAACTGTACCTGGCCGAACCAATGGTGAAGCCGTTTCATTTAAGTACCCCACCTTGCACTATACTAATGGTGGCGGGCCCCCACGTGGGGGATATGCTTGCAGACCAGAATGTCTGCATAGGCTGGTATACCCGAACGTATAGCCCGTCCGTAGATGTAGAGTGACGTAAAAGGCCACACAAAGCAACCCAGTCATATAACGATAAAGAGAGAACCGAGTTCTGTCAATTTGCGATCTTTTGATAGTTAAAATGTTTTGGACTACGAGTATTATCTTTGCGTTTTGGTTTGCTCTCATGACACTTCTTATGTTTCGGTGGTACTACATCGTTGCAGTTAGTGTGTCTTTCATTATGGTGGCTGCCAATGGGGCCACTACTTTTAGGTACGTCATGGCAGCTGAGGTTCCTCTTGTTATGAGATTTGTCTTTTTCAAGAATTGGGCCTTGGCTACTTATCGTGCTCAATTGTTGCGATTTCCACTTTATAGTTGGTTTGAGAATTTCTTGGGCCACTATTTGTGGTTCGTTGCAAGTGTGGGTCCCCAACTTGTTGTGTGGCTCTTTAGTCTCTATCTTCAAATAGATAGGGATTATTTTACCCCCAAGTTACAACCACCATCGCATCAATGGGTCCTCCAGACTGGAGACCGCCCAGAATTGCGTAAACCTCGCTCCCGCAAGAATTCGTGGGATAACCTCCCTGAACATCTTGCACAGGAATTGGATGAAGCATCAAAGAAAGTTTCTCCAAAAACTATGCACCAGATGATTCGTAAGTGTGTGCGTAAGCACAAGCTTAAAGACTACCAATTTGAATTTCAGACTGATGCTGAGCCTTCTGAACCTACCCCTGATGAAGTGTGGTGGAATCAGATGTCCCATGTTGAGAGAAACCGGTTGGTTGGATTGCCTGATGATGTTAGTTCAGACTCTGACTCTGGACCTGATCCTGTGGATGAAGTCGAGATAAACTCTTGGCAAATCCCACAAACTCCTGCCCCTGATTCATTTCAAAGAAATACCTCAGAACTCTCTAGGTATTGGGCTGGAGCTAATGGTTATGCTACGCGTATTACATCCTTCATTGGAAAATTCGTGTATGGCGTTGATCCAGACTGGGTTGTGAAACTTACTGAAGATTGTTTCATTCTGGCTCGTCAACTTATTAAAGCTGGCGATATGGAAGATCGTGTTCTTGCTGTGACGGCCTTTGTTAAGCTTCAGACTAACAAGTCTCTAACTTCTCAAGTTGGCGAACAACTTATGTCTTTCCTCAAGGACGTTTACCACAATCATAGTGTATTGACTGTCCAAACTGAGGATGTGCTAAAGCTGTCTCGTAATCTTCTTGATAAGTATGACGAAGCTCGACATTCAAAGTTATGGAAGAAAACCCATCGCTTCCTCATGTATGCCATTTCAATGTCTTTATTTGATAAGGCTGGCATCCCAATGGATCGCTTTGCCTATGGCAAAATGGAAAAGGAAGCTTTGAAGAAAGATCTCCATATGGGTCCTGATTTCATTTATACCTGCTTGGATACTGTTCTATTCATTTGTGAACGAGGTCAGCAGATTTATCTGAATTATCAAAAGGACAAAACGGTTGATATGTCGATCCTTTTCCACTCAGGTGAAGAATATAATGGGTGGTTCAACCGAGCTTTGGAGCTCAAACGTCAATCAATTATGATGACGAATCCCGAAGCTCATGGACTTAACATTTTTGACTTCATCGCTAACTTGGAATCCTGCATTGAACAGGGTAATGCCATTCTTAAACATACTAAGGCTACGAAATCGCTTGATGCACGTTTATATGGTAAAACCCTCGAAGATTTAAAACTCATTAACGCGGAGTATATTTCCAAGCGTAGTGCAATGAAGGATCGTAAAGCACCTTTTTCTCTTCTGATTCATGGTCCCACTAGCGTTAATAAGAGCGGTTTCACCAAACTCCTCTACTATCATTATGGTAAATTGTTTGGCTTAGACACTTCTTCTGAGTTTAAGTATACCCGAAATTCTATTGATAATTTCTGGGTCAACTTTAATACATATCAGTGGTGTGTTCAGCTTGATGATATTGGATTTATGCAACCAACTGCAGCTCCCCAAGGGGATCCCACCCTGATGGAGATGTTGCAAGTGATTAATAATGTCCCTTTTGTACCAATTCAAGCAGCGCTAGAGGATAAGGGTAGAACTCCTTTGCTTAGTCGACTCGTTCTTGCAACGACCAACACAATGCACCTCAATTTGAATGCTTACTTCTCCTGCCCTGCTGCTATTGCACGACGCCTACCCTTTGTTATTTCTCTCTCCGTAAAGGATGAGTTTAAACAAGAGGATGGGCGGTTTAATACTGACGAAGCGCGTCTGTACACCGAGGCAATGGAGGAGGGCAAGTATCCTGACTTTTGGAATATTCAAATCTTTAAGGTTGAAGTTCAGAAAGCCAGGAACCCAGGAAAGGATAGGGATTGTGCCAATTACATTCCTCTCGTTGAGTTTACTGATATATATAAATTTATTCAGTGGTACTCAGAGATGGCATTGGCTTATGAGCTTACACAGGATTCAGCCATGATGGCTGATACGAAGATGAACGCTGCGTATTTGTGCAATGCTTGTAAAGCGGTTGGTATATACACTCCTTGTTCAGCTCGCCCTGGAGAGTGTCTTTCTCTTACAATGCAGGCTGGTGATGCTCTTGATTTCACGTGTTATCGCCCCGCAGTTTATAATAAACTGTGGAACGATGCTAAAGTTTACATTCAACGCGAAGCCAGGGCTATTGCTGCTGAAAAATGGGAAGAAGAGCGCTTGCGTTCAGCACCTATGTGGCTAATGTTTTTACTTTGGTGGTGCTATACCCATATTTGGGGCTTACATATTGTGATTGATTGTCTACTTGGTAAAAGGTATGTTTATGACCGCTTGAAGGGTTGTATTTGGCACGAAGGATTCGGGAGACGCTTCATGCGTCGCCTTGGGTCTAGAGTTGCTAAAAAGATTGGAACGCGCTCATTCCTCCTTAAGATTGCTGCTGTCATAGTAGCTGGAATTGCGCTTAAGAAATGTTATGATTTCTTTAGCACTTCCCATGGCTTTGAGGATAATAAGAAGAAAAAGCGCAAAGCCTTTGATATGGAGAAGTTGAACAGACCTGTCGAAGACAAACTTGGTCCTGTGCTCAAATCACAAGGCGTTACCCAATCTTTAAACGTTAACACTATTGGCAGAGCTCCCAAGGTTCAAGGGGATGAGAAACCAAACCCATGGTATAAAGAGGATTATGAAACTACTTCATTTGAGGTTTCACCTAAGAGTATTTCATGGAAAGCTCTCCCCCGACCTGAGGTTGAAAAACAGTTGCTACGCAACATTGTTGCCCTTAGTGTTATTCTGCCCCCTGATATCGACCCTGAGCAAAAGGAGAATTATCCAGTGCGTGCATTCTGTCTTGGTGGTCAAACTTACATTACTAATAATCATGCTCTTCCTCAAGTTCACCGCGGGCATAAAGTGAACGGCTTCACGTTAGTTGTTCGAATGTTGGGCCAACAGGAGGGTGTGACTGGTACTGTGAAGTTGACAGTTACCCAAGACATGATAATGCGTTTTAAGGGTATGGACTTAGCTTGTCTCACTTTAAAAGGGCTGCCTCCTCGCAAGAAGAGAGTGGATTATTTTCCAAGCTCATCTATGCGTGGAAGTTATCAAGGTTTTTATGTAGGTCGGGATGATAAAGGACAACCATTCACTATCAATGCAGATAATATTCATCTTGAGATGGGCCATGTGATCAATGATCTCTCTGGCAAGCCATTATGTGATGATGGTGGTAGTGTTATTCCTTTTAATTTGTGGATAAGTCGTTGTGAGCGCCCAACTGTATCTGGGGAATGTGGCTCTGTTCTAGTGGCCATGACTCCAATGGGTCCAGTATTGATGGGCATACACAATGCCGGATCTCAAGTTTATCCTGATATGGCATCGAGTCTCCCTATTTATAGGGAATTCGCTGAGCGGCTGTTAGAGAAGATGGAGCCATTCGTGGTTCAATCAGGATCTCCAATGTTATCCACTAAAACTATTCAGCACCAGCTCGACGTTCTGCATAAGAAAAGTCCCTTACGCTATATTGAAGAAGGCACTGCTCTTTGCTATGGATCCCTGAATGTTCATCAAGCTCATATGCATTCGCGCGTTTATGAAACTCTAACTTGCGAAGCCATGAAGAAGCGTGGCTACGAGATGAAGTGGGCTAAACCCCACATGGATGGTTGGAGACCAAAGCGTGTGCAGCTACTTGAGATGGTGAAACCCGCTTCAAAGATTAATCCAAGTCTTTTAGAACAAGTTAAACAGTCTTTTATTAAGGATATTTTATCTAGTTTAACTCCAGAAGACTTGGAGACAGTGCACGTTTATGATGCTTTTACTGCTGTGAATGGTGCTCAAGGAGTTGCTTTTGTTGATGCCATGAAGAGATCCACTTCAGCTGGATTTCCGTGGAAAACAACAAAGAAGAAATTTTTTGAACACATCCCACCCGAGAGAGGTTTAGATCACCCCATTAAGTTTAACGATGAGGTCATGGAGCGAGTTGATGCTTATATTAAAACCTATCTCGAAGGCTATCGTGCATACCCTGTCAGTGATGCTTGTTTTAAGGATGAAGCTGTGAAGCAAGCAAAACGCGATGCTTATAAAACTCGCATTTTTGCAGCACACCCAATGGATCATTCCATTGTGGCTAGAATGTATACTCTTGGTTTCACTCGCTTATTCTACAAGCATCACTTGCTTTTTGAAGCTGCCCCTGGTGTGCGTGCTAACACTGCTGAATGGGGTGTTTTATATGAGTACCTCACTCAACATGGAAAGGACCGGATAGCTGCTGGTGATTATGCTTTTTATGACAAATCCATGTTCTCATTAATGATCCAAGCTGCTTTCGACATTATAATTGCCGTTTGTGAAGCTGCTGGCTATTCAGAGGAAGAATTAAGGGTACTCTACGGTATCAAAATGGACGCTGCTTTTCCATTATATAATTTCTTTGGCGATTTGATTGAATTCCTGGGAACCCTCCCCTCAGGTCACCCACTAACAGTCGTGCTGAATTCTTTGGCCAACTGTTTATACATGCGCTACTGTTATGCATCAGTATCCCCTAGTGGAACAGCTGATGACTTCAAGAAACACGTAGCGCTTATGACCTATGGTGATGATAACATCATGGGAATCTCCACTGAGGCTCCTTGGTTCAATCATACTGCTATTCAGAACACACTTGCTTCCATTGGAATTACATATACGATGGCTGATAAGGAGCAAGAATCAATCCCTTATATCCACATTGATGACTGCACGTTTTTAAAGCGTAGTTGGAGGTGGGATGCTGACCTATGCGAATATGTTGGACCTCTACCCGAAGACTCCATTGCCAAATCTTTGATGATAGGAGTTGAAAGTAAGTCTGAGACTCGTCAGAATGTTGCTATCTCAAATATTGCAAACGCAATGAGGGAGTACTTTCTGTTTGGTCGGGAATTGTTTGAGGAAAGGAAGCGAATGCTTGAAGATATAGTGATGGAGTGTAATCTTCAGCACTATGTGGTGGATAGTACATTCCCATCTTGGGAACAGCTTGTGGAAGCCTTTGATGAGGAAAGGGCTTCTGCTCGCGATAATTGGCGCTAATTGTGCGCCAGGGGCCTATGGTAATCCAGGTCCCACATACAAACCAAAAGGAGCCCATGTAGTATAGTTACTGCTGATCAATGCTTTATCGGCTTTCAGTTGAAGTCAGAGTGTGGATACTACATGTTACCTTGCACGGGCGTCCCCCGAAATCCCTATTTAGGGAAGGGCCTGCTGGGTCCCAAATCGAAAGTCGTGCTCGCCAATGTAGTGGGTCCTACTTGGCGTTATAGTGACCGACCACCTTTCTTTCGAATTTTTAAAAATGTTTTCTCTAGTTCTTGTTGTGGCACTACTCAAATCAATATTGAATCTCCTCCTAGTTCTCCTATATCTATCGCTACGCCGGTCGAGGAGGCAAAGGAAGTTTAATTTGTAACACAGAGTGGTGATTTGGCAAAAGACTACTCTCAAGAGGTCGATATTCAACAGGAGAATGTTGAGTTTCTTGACGAGCAGAAGGGCACTTCTGCTGGCTTCCGTTATGTGGACGGCCTTATGCACTCGGATACTACCACAGATGTGGAATTGAAGAATTTCTTGAATCGCCCAGTGCGAATTCAAACTCTCTCCTGGAACGAGAGTGATCTCCCAGGGGCAATAGGGTCTATTTCACCCTGGCAACTATTCTTTAATAACACTTATGTGAAAAATAAAATCGCAAATTTTGCGTTTATCCGGTGCAATTTAAAGGTCAAGATTTTAATTAATGCTTCCCCCTTTTATTATGGAGCCATGTTATGCAGTTACCAACCCTTGCCCAATCTTACACCATCAACAGTTATCTCAGGTGCGAACCTAAATTGGTTTATACCATACTCTCAACGCCCTCATCTCTGGATTTATCCTGGGAATAGTGAGGGCGGTGAGATGACCCTACCATTTTTCTGGAACAAGAATTGGTTGTCTACTCAGACTAACCAAGACTTCCTCGACATGGGAACTATGAACTTTACAGCTTTTACTACTCTTCAGAGTGCAAATGGCGTAACTTCGTCGGGGGTCACTATCCAAATCTATGCGTGGGCAGAAGATATTGAGCTTTCAGGTCCTTCTGTCGGCTTGACGATGCAAACAGTTGAC